CGGCGCACGCCGACCCAGTTTCCTGATGCGTCGTGTCCTTGCTAATGCTGAGCGTGTCGCTGCCAGCGAGCGCGAATTGCCAGCGATCCGCGCAATAGGCAGCCGATGCCGTGAACGGCCCATTGCCCCGCTGCCAGATCTCGAAGCCGCCGTTGGTGAGCAGGTTGGCGCGCGCCACGTCCGGGCCGAGCTTGGCGTTGGTGATCGAGCCGTCCGTGATCGCGGTGCCGGGAATGCTGCCGGCCGCGGGAGACACCGGCCCGCCCTGATGCGCGCCGCCGTGGTTGTGGCCCGTCACGTTGTTGAACAGCCCGTCCAGGGTGCGCAAGCTGTTGGCCAGGTTGAGCGTCAGATAGTCGGCGTTGTCGTCGCTGTCCTGGGCTGTCGAAAGATTCAGTTCGGTGGTTGAGCCTGCCATGGGACCTCCTAAAAGTGGCGCATGTCGCTGATATGGAAGCCGCGTGTGTCGCCGATCTTCGTGCCGCGCGTGCGGCCGATGGTGCCGTACGTCTCCAGCAGGCCGAACTCGGTCGCCTGGCAGTCGATCGCCCAGCCCTGACCACCGCGCTGAGTGTGCGCCACCATGCGCTCGGAGTAGTCGAACAGCGCCACGTCCATGACCACCTCGTCCGGGAACTCCAGGGCGATGGTGGCCGGCGCGGCGGCGGCCTGCAGGACCAGGTCGCGGTAGAAGCGGCCGCTCTTGCGCACGCTCGCCCCGTCACGGCGGCTGATCGCGTCGCGCGCGTCCACGGTGAAGGTGAAGTCGCGACGAAACGCGGGTACCAGCCGCTCGTGGATGCCCACGCCCTCGAGGATGGGCGAGGCGCTCGGCGTGCCCTCCAGCCCGACCATTACCTCCAGCGCCGTACCGGCGATGGGCGTCGGTGAGTCCTGGCGCTGGCCGTTGAAGGTAAACGGGTTGCCGAGCGTCACGTAATCGCCAGCCGGATCAGACGTCGCCAGGCCAGCCTGGGCGCCGCGCTGGCGGTAGCTGATCGTCACCTCCGAGCCGACCGGAATGGACGGTCCCCAGATAGAAAAGCCAATCGTCTGTTTCTGATCCGCCTGGAACATATCCGTGTGCAGCGGCATGACGATATAGGACGTGTCGGAGGTGTACTCGCTGCCGCCGTCCGCGATCAGCGGGTAGGGCACCAGTTTGATCCAGTCGTAGCTGCCGTCACTGAAGCCGACGTACAGGCGCGTGTCGGCGAGCAGGCTCGAGACGAACAGCGAGATCGCCTGACGGCCCGTGTACCGCACCAGCGCGCCGTCCCACTGGTTGGCGAAGCTGAAGTTGGTGCCGGTATCGCCCTGAACAGGCTCCCAGTTGCCGTAGCTGAGCAGGTAGCTGTTGCCCAGGCTGGCGTTGTAGATCACACCGAACGCCATCTGGCTATTCCAGCCGGCGAAGGCCTGCACCGGACCGCGCACCTCGCTGCGATTCTGCAACTGGCGGCCGGGTCCCTCGGGGCTGAGCACCAGCCCGCCCTGCACGTCCAGCTTCCAGAAGGCGCGCCCGGTGCGGAACCACAGGCTGCCCTGCCACGCCACCGCGGTACGCCCGTTGGTCGGGTCGATGGTGTTCTGCAGGCCCGGGTACATGTCGTTGTCGGAGCCGTCGCCGTTGATGGTGAACACGTCGCCGTCGGCCTTGAAGATGACCAGCCGATTGGTGGTCTGGCGCAGCGCGGTGATCTTGATCGAGGGCGTGCCGATCAGGATCGGACCCGACCAGCTGCCAGCGACCTTGGGATCGTTGGTCACCTTGCGAATCATGCACGCGTTGCCGTCGGCGGCCCACAGCTCGTCGCCTACACGGCACAGGAAGTTGGGCAGGAAGCCGGCTGGCAGCACGCATGGCGTCCACGCCGCGCCGTTGAACTCCTCCAGCACGCCGTCGTCCCAGGCCACGTACAGTGCGTCCACCGCGCCGCTGTAGGCACCCGTGAAACGCACCGCGTCGGTGGCAACATGGCCCGCGCGAGTGCGGCTGACGATCTGGCCGGCGGGCGTATCGTCGGTGCGCTCGAGCACGTACGCGCCGGCCAGGATGAACAGCGACAAGCCGCGACTAGTATCCAGCGCCTCGACGAACAGACGTATCGAGCCGGTGCTGGCGGGCACGATCGTGTGCGAGGCCGGCCCGAGGCCGAACAGCCCACCGGTCACCCAGCAGTTGATGGCGTAGTGGTAGCGCCGGTCCGTGCGCGAGCTCTGCACGCTCTCGCCGTAGCCGCCCGTGGGCCGGAACTCGAAGGTGTGCTCGCGATAGATCGGCGCCGAGTCGTACGCCGCCTGGGGCGGCAGGTTGTCGCCCAGGTTCTTCTGCTTCTTGCCCACCAGCAGGCCGGTCTGGTCGTTGGAGACCAGCATCAGCCCGTTGCGAAAGATGCCGCTGATGGTCGCCGAACGCAACTGCCCGATGGTGATCGGCCGCAGCGAGCCGATGGTCTTGCCGCGCGAGGTGCCGATGTTGGTGATCTGCTCGGGCGTCTGCTGCAGTGACAGGCGCATGTCCCACGGCCAGGGACGTCTGCGACTACTTGCAGAAACCATTAGGCCGTAGTGTTGTTGACGATCAGCCCCTGGTTGGCCAGCGCGGTCAGCAGCTGATCCAGGACGTACGGCAGGTTGCGGATCTGGTGGCGGCTGCCGGTGATCGTCACCGGCGTGAACAACGACGTGGGCGAGACCCAGGTCGTGGCGTAATCGCTCGCGCTCGTCTTGCGCAGGATCTGATTGGCGGTGCCGCCCGCGGGTACGCCAGGCCCAGGCGGACCGATGGTGCCCTGCGGCCCCGTGTTGCCGGTCGCTCCTTGCGGACCCTGCGTACCGGGCACACCCTGCGGTCCCTGCGGTCCAGTCGCGCCCGTGGCGCCTTGCGGCCCGGTCGGGCCAGGGACCGTCGAGTCTGCGCCCGCGGGACCAGTGGCGCCCTGCGGACCCGTGAGACCGATCTGCCCCTGCGGACCCTGCGGGCCAGTAGGTCCCGCCGGCCCCGTCTGCCCGGTCAGCCCGGTCGTACCCTGCGGCCCTTGCGGGCCCGCGGGACCGGTCGGCCCAACCGCGCCGGTCGAGCCCGTCGGCCCCGGCGGACCCTGTGGCCCGGCCGGGCCGGCGCCACCGGTCAGGTTGCCCTGGTAGGTCCACGTCCACGTCGGCGTGTCGCTCGTCAGCGACCAGAAGTCGAAGTTCCAGGCGTTGAACCAGATCGTGCCCAGGACGTCGCCGGTCACCTCGCCGTCGGCCGGGTCGCGGGTCATGATCTTCCAGCCGGGACCGCTCAGTCCGAGCTCGCCCTGCAGGCCCTGCGCGCCGGCTGGTCCGACAGGTCCCTGCGCCCCAACAGGTCCCTGTGGACCCGAGGGACCGGGTGGCCCCTGGGTGTACGCCGGCGGGCCGGGCGTGCCTGGCAGCAGGTTGACGTTGACGCGCGGGTCGGCGGCGCTTACCACGGGTTGTTGATCCAGACGCCCCGCCCGGACGACGTGCGCACGACAGTCTGAAAGCCGACGTCTCGCGGACGCACCGGGCCGAAGATGCTGGCCAGACGACTGAACTCGGCCGCGGCCTGCTCGCGCGTCGCCTGCAGGTTCCCCGCGGCCGCGGCTTGCAGACGTGACGGGAACAGGTGCCAGGCCTCGATGTGCGCCGCCGCCGCGGCATACTCGAGGTCCACCTCGAGCGTGTCGCCGTCCGCCGTCGGCCCACTGGTCGACTCGGCGCCGTTGACCCACGACCAGGCCGGTCGCCAGGCGTCGACCCACACCGCCATGGGCAGCGCCGCGCCGTACGTGCCGGTCAGGATCAGATGCCCCGCGCTGGTGTACGTGTCCCACGGCGCGTCGCCGTACGGACCCACCCAACCGTAGCGCACGCGCGCGATCTGCCAGGTCTCGGTCAGCCACGGGAACTGGGCGGTCAGATCGATACCGCCGTACGCCGCCGTAGGCTGGGCCTGCACCGTGTCCGGGAGGAAACAGCGACGCAGGCCAGCCAGGACTGACGGCAGGAGCTCCTGGTCGGGATTCAGGTGGTGGAACTCCATGTACTCGCCCGGCTCGGGGATGGTGCCCCACGGGCGGTCCGGGAAGACGCGACCCTGCTCGGCGTCGTACACGTCGACGGTGCGTTGACGGTCGACCGGGTCCATGTCCACGAGCTCGTCAGGCTCGCCGTAGCACTCGCCTCGACGCAGCAGCCACAGGTTGGTGACCAGGTCGGCGTCGATGCTCGAGCGCAGCTCGGGCACGTTGACGAAGGTGAACTGCGCGGTGTTCGGCACCTGGCGATCGGTGAAGTAGCGCCAGTACGGCCCGATGCGCCGCGCGGTCTCCTGCTCGAGCTGGGCGAGGGTGATGCTCATGCCGCCGGCGCGACGAACGGCTCCTGGGCAGTTTCGGGCGTGGCGCCAGTCGGCAGACCGCTGGCATCGATAATCTCGGCCAGGCCGCGCATGCGCAGCGCCAGCACGTACTCGTAATCAGTCTCGTCGAAGTCGGTCTCGTGACCCGGTCCGTAGACCGTGCCCTCTTTGCCTGGTCGCGGGTCGTAGGCCGCCGCCAGAAAACGAACTCGGGACATGGCTACCTCTTCCTGCTCCTGGGCCTGGGCTCCTCGTCCTCGTCGTCATCTTCAGTCTGAGGCCCCGGCTGCGGCGCGCCGGGGCTGAGCGGCGCCACGTCGTCACGACCCGTCACGTCAGAATAGTGGCCACCCGCCGCGGCCTCCTCGGCGGCCTTTTCCGTGGTGATCAGCGACACCTTGCCCTGCGCGCGCCAGGCCTCGGCCTGCTCGACATCCACGTCGATGACCTCGCCCGCGGGGTGCTCGTTGCCGTCGGGGTCGCTGAGCGGCACCAGCAGTCGTACTTCGGGCATTACTTCTTGCCTTTCGTCTTGCGCTCGGGCAACTTCTTCTCGTTGGTGCCCTTGAGCTTCTTCTGCGCGTCGGCGGCGCTGAAGCCGGGGACGTTGCCCCCGGCCGCATAACCGAAGAACCTGGCTTGCGCTCGGCTCACGGGCTTTTTATACGCACGGCCACCTGGCATCGCGTGCCTCCTAGTTGGTTCTGAACGTCAGGTCGCCGGTCAACGTGACCGCGCCGCCACACGTCACCGTGACGCGGTAGTGGTACGTCGTGGCCGTCGTCAGCCCGGTCAGGTTGGCCACGATGGCGCCCGAGCCGGAGGCTGGCGTGGCCGCCTGATTCGAGCCGTACGCGGTCGTGGTGCCGTAATTGACAGCCATCGCCGTACACGCCTGATCGACCGTCCACGCGATCGTCGCCGTCGTCGTGCCGATGCTTGACGCGCGCGGCTGGCGGATCGACGTGCCGCGCAGGGCGCACTTGCCCTGCAAGGTGAACGCCAGTACCGCCGCCTCGTCGGCCAGCGACATCTGGTGCCCCTTACCGTAGATGGTGGTGGGCGTCGAGGCGTCCTGTGTCTCGGCCAGAAAGATGACGTCCGACATCTCAGGCTCCGGGCGCGGGCTCGGGTTGCGGCTCTGGCTCGGGCGGCATGGGCTCCGGATCGGGCTGTGGCGGAATCGGCGGCTTGGGATCTTCGCGCATAGGGTTAACCCTCCCCACCGGTACTCGCTTTCTGCTGCAGCGCAAAGAACGGGTAGCGGCTGGCGGCCGTCTGCTGCTGACGGTTGACCGGGTTCGGCACCGCCCAGGCAAAACGGGCGATGACGCGCAGCGCGACCATGTCCTGCTGGAGCAGGTTGAAGATGATGGCGTTGGTGTTGTCCGAGATGACGCCCGTGTCGAACATCTCCATGCTGATGTCCTCGCGGATCGCCAGCATCGACTGGTCCCACTCGCCGCCGATCATGCTGTAGCCCGTGGCGCCTGTCTGGAACTCCACCAGGCCGGCGTTGGAGAAGACGATTGGCTCACCGAACAGACTGCCGGTGTTGACGCTGGCCTGCGGACCGGCGTCGTCGCCGAGCATGATGAACGCGCCGGTGGTGGTGCGCAGACCACGCATCTTGGCCTTGACCTGCTTGCGCGCCCAGAAGCCCGAGACGTCGTAGCCGTCGGCTTCCACCAGGCCCATGCCCGCGCTGACGTCGCCCAGGAAGTCCTGACCGGCCGTGGCGCCGACGACCAGCAGGTTGCCGGCCGCGTTGGCCGCGGTGACGATCGCCGTCGGAAAGGTGGACGGCGCGCCGTTGCCGAAGAAGATCGCCTCGTCGAGCGCCACGCCGAAGGCCTCGGTGATCTTGGGCTTAACCTGGGTCCAGAAGTCGTAGTCCAGGTCGTCCAGCAGCGACTTGGCGATGGGCACGATGACGGCCATCTCCTCGGCGTTGAGGTACACGTTGTCCCACTGCAGGGAGGTGGTCTGCTTGAGGCCGCGGTCGCGCGCGTCGAGGCTGGCGCCTGTCAGCCAGTACGCGATCGGCAGCTGGGTCAGCACCGGAATGCGCTGCTGCGCGCGCTTCATGGTCACATGCGGCATGAGCCGCATCGCGGCACTCTTTTCTTCGACGGACTGCACGATCTCGCGCTGAACGTCCTCGGGGATGAGCGGCGACGTACCTGGTGTGGTTCTTCCGGCGACGCTGTTGTATGGCATCGATGGCTACCTCAAGGGCACGCCGCTGATTAGTGACGCGCCCGAATCTGGTCTCGAAGAATGTTCGAGACGTTTCGATCGGATGCCGAGGGAGCGCCACTGCCGATGAATTCGGGCTCGCTCAGCGCGCCTCGGCGAAATTCGTTGAGGACCTGTTTGCGAAAGGCGGGGTTGCGACGCAGCCTGTCTTCCGCGTCCCTGGAGCCCTCGGCTTTCCAGTGTTTCTCGAGGGCCTTGAGCCCCTCGGTGACGATCAACTTGCGGCCCTCGAGACCGACGCCCGCGCCCTCCAGAGCGAGGATGCGCGTGCGTTCCGCCTCGGGCAGCGACATGACGATCGGGTCGAGCGTGAAACGGTCGTGGGTGGCGCCCACGTTGCTCAGCCAGCTCGTGTTCTGGGCGTCGATCTCGGCAATCTTCTCGGCGTTGCGCTCTTCCTCGGCGAACGCCCACGGGTCTTCGTCCCGCAGCTTGCGTCGCCGGTCCGCGAGGGCCTGGGCGGCGCGCTTGGCTTCGCGCCGATCGGTCTCTGCCTGGATGCGCTTTTCGAGCTCGTCCCTGGTCAGGCTGAGCCGCTCAGACGCCTGCTCGACAGGTGGCGTTTCCTGGGAAGAGTCGCTCTCCTCCGCGGTCTCTCCCCGTCCGCGCCACAGGCGACGGACCCAGGAAGCGGCTCGCGAAGGAGCTTCGCTCGACTCAGAAGCCGCTGGCTGCGGCGAGGTATCCGCGGGGGCCTGCGCGTCTGAAGGAGCTTCGGGTGGTTGGGGCTGCATCGTTTCCGATTTCCTTGTCGTGTGTCAACTCAGAACGCCGGTTGATAGGTTGGCGGTGTGTACGCGCTGGCCTGGAGGCGTTGCTGCAACTGGTCCTGCAGGAGGCGTTGCTGGAGCGCGGCCCAGTCGTACGGCGCGGCCGGGGCAGGCGCAGGCGCGACCGGGGCAGGCGCGGGTGCCACTGGCGGAGCCGGCGACGCGACAGGCGGCGGAGGAGTCACGCCGGGCATGTAGCGCGACTGGCTGAGCCCGGCCGTCACGTCCATGTTCTGCAGCTGACCCAGGCCGGTCGGCACCGGCTGACCGGTGGCAATCTGCGCCGCGGTCGGGCTGATGTGCTGCAGCGCCCTGGCTGTCGCCTGCTCGTAGATGTCCTGATAATTCGGCATCGGCGTGACGAAGGCGTTCTGCAGGTCCTGCGCGCTCATCGCCTGCGGGAACTTGCCGGTGGCGAACGAGTTCTGGATGTTGGCCGCCATGGCGCCGAAGCCGGGTCCGACGCGGTGCTCGCCGGCGATGGCGCGCGTGATCTCGCTCGCCCCGGTCTGCGCCGTGGCCAGGTTCTGGCGGTTCTGGTCCTCCTGCTTCCACTGCTGGGCGAGCTGAATCTCCTGCTTGGCCGGCTCGACCGTGTCAGCCCACCAGGTGTTGAACTGCTGGTTGGCCTGGTCCTCGGTCAGCGAGCCGGCCACGACCTGGCTGTGCAGGTCCTGCTGCTTGGCGCGCGCCTGGTCCTGCAGTTGCCGGACGCGATCGCCGACGTTGGTGGGCGACCAGTTCGGGTTGCGCTCCAGCGGCAGCAGCTGGCCCGTATACGGGTCGCGGCGCTGGGGATAGAACTCGCTCGTGCCGCCACCGGTGACTTCGGTGGGCTCGCGGATGCCGGGCACCGTCATCGTGCGCGGCGGCTCGCCGGTGGGACCCGGCTCGTAGGTGTAGCCGCCGTTGCCGTCGGCGGTCACCTCGATCATCTTGTCGGGGCTGCCGCTCAGCGGAATCCAGTATTTGGTGCCCTTCGGCTTGAGCGCGCCCTCGGCCCGCTGCGTGGCCGGACTGACCGCCTTCTGTGGCGTGTCGGGATCGTCGTGCCAGTCGCCGTTCGAGAAGATCTGGTGCTTGGCGTAACCGGTGCCAGCGTCGACCCACTGGTCGTTGCCCTCTCTCGGCTGAGCAATCGCCGAGGCGAGCACGAGGTTGCCGTTGGCGTCGGTGGTGTAGACGTTCTTGCCGACCGTCGTGGTCTTGGGCTGAACCACCTCGGAGCCCAACGAAGGAATGTCCTCCCATACGCCGGTCTGCGGGTTCTGGCCGCGGTACACCAGTTGATTGCCGACCTGGACCTGCTTGACGCTGCCGGGCACGTACTTGCTGGTGTTGACCGTCGGCGCGCCAGGGATGGGCTGTAGCGGCACGCCCTGCGGGTTGGTGCCGACCCATACCAACTGGCCGTTCGACTCGATCTGCTTGACGTCGCTCCAGCCCTTGAGATTGCCCAGGTTCTCGGGCTGGGTGGGCATCTTCTCGAACGCGCCGGTTTGCGAATTGGTGCCCCACAGCTCTTCGTGGCCGTCGCCGAACGACAGTCGCTGGACGCCGGTGTAGCCCGACTGCGTCTTGTCCAGCGCACCCTGCGTCTCGCGCGAGGTGATGCCGTAGTTGTAGTGACCAGCCCCATCCGGCGAAGGCGTCTTCGACAGATGCACCTTGACGAGCTGGTTGGTGGTCGGATTGACGACGCCGATGACGTAGTCAGAGCCTTCGCGGAAGGTGTACTCGTCGCCGTTGCCCGCGTCCTTGTTCTCCTGGGGCGTGAGCAGCGAGTCGTAGCTCGGATTCTTGACCCACTGCCCCTGGTTAACAGGCTGGTGGCTGGTGCCGGCGATCTGCCAGCCATCCATGCCCGAGGCGCGCAGCGCGTCGTTGATCTTGTACCAGTCGTACGTGTCCGAACCGGGGTTGTCGTAGCCGCCCGGTGGCGGAGCGGGCTGGCCGGGCGCGGTGCGCGGCGAGACGTTGCCGGACAACTGGCCCGCGGCGCGCGGCGTCACGCCCCCAGGTCCGCCGCCGGACGGTTGGGCTGGCGGACCGCCGCCCGGTACGTACACACCGCCGGGGACGCCAGGCATAGGCGTACCGCTGCCCGCTGCTGCCGGCGCACCACCCACATTGACGTTGCCGGCACCGGCCGGGTTGTAGACACCGGGTGCCGCTGGAGTCGCCACGCGCGCGTTACCGCCGACAGGTCCCTGGGCCGGCACGGCCGGCCGCGCCTGGGCGCGCGGCACCTCGCCGGTGATCTGGCCCGAGTACGGGTCGACGATAGCGGCCTGACCGGTCTGATTGTTGATCAGCACCTGCGAGCCGTCGGCCTGCGTCTCGAGGTGATAGCCGGCCGGTGGGGCCTGGCCGGGTTTGAATGCCACCATCTAGATCACCTCCTCACAGTGCCGAAGACTGCTGCTTGATGCGCTGCGCCACGCTGCTGCCACCGGCGCGGATCTGGCGCAGGACCTCGCTTTGCGCCCGCGTGCGCGCGGCGGTCATGGCGTGGTCGATCATCTTCTGGCGCACCACGTCGCGCCCGGTGAAGCTCGGCGTGGCCATGTACTTGCGCAACTGCTGGTCGAAATACTGGTTGGTCAGGCGCTGGTACTCGGTCTGTTCTTCGCGGCGCAGCGGCACGTTCTTGATGTCGCTGGGCACCGTGGACGGCTCGTAGAACTGCGTCGAGCCGCCCAGCGAGCGCAGCTCGCGACGAATGTCCGGGGCCATCAGGCGTTCTGGGGCGCGCACGTCCTCGGCCGCCTGGCCACCGGTGCCGCGCACGAAGCGGCTGGCCAGGCTGCCCACCAGCGGAAATTCGGCAGCCGTGCCAGGCACGCGCGCCGGCCGCTGGGTGAGCGCGTCGACGGCGTTCAGCGCCTGCTGGCCGCTGCCGCTGAAGGCGTCGCGGATGGCGAAGTCGATGTGCGACGGCCGCACGCGGTCGGTGCCGTGGCCGGGCAACTGGTTCAGCGCGCTGGTGAGCAGCGGCGCGAGGCCCTTGCCCAGGTTCGAGGCGTTCTCGTCGGAGAACTGGTTGGCGATGGTGCTGCCGCGGAACAGGTCGCGGTTGGCCGCGAGCTGCGCGACGGTGCCCGGACCCGGCGGCACCAGGCCGTAGATCGAGCCCTCCACCGAGTTGGCGCCGCCCAACGGGCTGAGTGACTGCGCCGCGGCGCCCGTCAGACCGCCGGCGCTCAACGGCGTGCCGTTGCCCGAGATGCGCTTGTAGCCCTCGCGACCGGCCAGCACGAAGGGCATGAACTCGTTGGGGATGGGCAGAAAGATCTTCTGCGGCACGCGGTTGCCCTGCGCGTCGTGCGGCTGCTCGCCCGGCAGCATGATGACGATGCCCATGTTCTTCAGGTACTGGGGCACGTCCTCGTAGTCCTGGGCGCGCTGCGGATCGGAGTAGTTGTACGCCTCGGTGGCCGCCGCCGGAGCGCCCAGCAGGGTCAGGCCCGAGTACAGCGCGCTCGCGGGATGGTCCTGGATCAGCCGCTTGAGCTGCGCCGGCGCCTGCATGCCGACGTTGAAGAACGGCACGTAGCGGTTCACCTCGCGACTCAAGCGACCCCCGCGGTTGAAGTCGGTGGTCACGTCGCGCGCCTTGATCATCGCCTCGAGCGGCGAGGCGCCGCGCGCGAGGGCCATGCGCCGCGTGGCCACCCGCGGAGCGAGCTCGAGACGATCGCCGAGCGCCTTGCTCCAGCCAAAGGCCGCGACGTCGCCGAGCAACTGCTTCAGGTCGGCGCCGTTGCGCACCGTCAGCACGTTGCGGCGCGTGAGCTGGCGCAGCGCCTCCTCGCCCTGCGCCACGTTGCGTCCGAAGAAGCCTCCGCCGCGCATGCCGCCGCCGGCCTGCAACAGCTCGCGCGTGCCCTCGCCGGTCATGCGTCCCGTGCCGAGGCCCTCCATGACATCGACGAAAGCGCGCATGAACTCGCGCGTGGCGCTCGGTCCCAGGCCCAGGTTCTTGCCCAGCGCGACGCGGCTGCCCATGCCCAGCGCCAGCGCGGCAGAGATCTTCTGGCCGCGGTTCGGGTCGTCCTTGCTGGTGGCCGCCGCGGTGACCGCCGCCGGACCCAGGTTGACTGCGCTGCTGGCCAGGTTGCGGCCGAGCCCGGCTTCGGACATGTTGCGCAGCGCGTAGCCCACCGTGTCGCGGACGAGGTTGACCGGCAGGAAGCCGGGGTTGCGCTGCACGGCCGTCTCGCGCACCAGGCGCGCCGGCGCGCTCAGGATGTGCTGCAGCAGGGTCGGGTCGCCACCGCCGGTCTGCTCCATGGCCGTCTTCAGCAGCGGGTTGTCGGTGACGTACTCCTGGCGCTTGCCGTCGAGCATGGCGATGACCTTCTGCTCGTTGGCCTTGGGCCGATAGTCCGGGTGCAGCAGATTGCTCTTCGCGCCACCCACGGCGGTGTACTCCTCGACGGTGTCGGCGATCTTGCGCATGACCTTGCTGTCGTTGCCCAGGCCCCTGACGAGCGCCGCCGCGACGTCGTTCCGCGCCACGCCGGCGGTGTGGCTGTGGACCTCGCGTAGGAGCGCCGCGACGTGGTTGTCGTGCTGCAGCGAGCTGCCCTCGGGCGTGTAGCCGCGGAAACCCGGGCTGCCGACGTTGAAGCGGCCACCGCGCGCCAGGCCAACGCCCGGTCGCTGGTCGGTCATGTAGTCGGTCATGTGCGTGGGCGTCCAGAAGTCGTACGTCTTGAGCAGGTCGTCGGCCGTCTGCTGGTCGAGCAGGCCGTGGTCGACCTTCTCCTGCAGCATCTGCTGGCGCAGGTCGCGAATGGCTTGCAGCCCGTCCTGCATCTTCTGCCACACCTCGGGCTGGCCCGCGTACTTGTCCTCGAGGTTGCGCAGTTGCTGCATGACGTCGTCGTAGTGGATCGTCTCGCCGTTCGGACCGGCGAACTCGCGCCCGGTGAGCTGCGCCCAGCCCTGCGCGCGGGCCGCCTCGGGCAAGTCGCGGGTGGCCGTCTCGACGTCGCGCTGCGCCGCGTTTACCTTCTTATACGCGCGCGCGAGATCGTCCACGAGGCCCTGCTGGCCACGCGCTTTGGCGGTCTGCAGCCGCTCCAGGTTCTGCTGCTCGTAGCGCAACCTGACGCGGGCCGCGGCGAGCTCGGGCGTGGGCGGCACGTAGGGCCGCTCTCGCGCGGCCTGCGCGGCCGCGCCGGCGCGCGCGCCGACGGCGGCCTCGCGGGCGGCTGTCGTTTCGCCCATCGCCTGGCGCAGCCGGCTGAGGCGGTCCTCGGCGTAGCCCACCTGCCGCGCTTGCGCGGCGAGGCCCTGCTCGTACGCGCGCCGCACCGCGTTCGAGGTGCCCGTCGGCGCAATCGGCACGCTCGGCTCGCGCGCGGCCATGCGCTCGTAGCGCGCGTTGGCGCGGCGCGCGTCGCTCTCGGCCAGGATCAGGTCGTGCTGCTCGGGACGCCGCACCAGCTCGCCGCTGGGCGAACGCATGGCCTGCTCGTGGGCGTGCGCCGCGGCCGCGTCGCGCGCGGTCTCCTCGGCATCGTTGACGGCCGCCCTGGCGGCGCGCACGCGTTCGCCGGCGGCGTTCAGCGAGATGGACTGCTGGGTGCGGTGCGCGCCGACGTCGATCGCGCGCTGGTCGGCGAGCGCCTGCGCGTGCGCCTGTTGCGCCTGGTCGAGGCCCGAGAGCGCCTCGTCGTAGCGCTGCTGGGTGCGTGGCGCGATGCCACCCTCGAGCGTGCGCTGCTCCACCTGGCTGGCGAGACCCTCGGCCACCGAGCGGTTGGTGTGCGCCTCGACGAGCCCGCCGGGGCCGTAGAAGTCGTTCAGCGCCGCGGTCGGGATGTCGCGCAGCGCCGGACCGAGCCGCGTCTCGATGGTCGTCGCCGCCTGGTGGGTCGGATCCACGCGCGCCAGCAGCGAGACTTTCTCGGCGTCCGTCAGCGGCGCGCCCTTGCGTCGAGCGAGCTCCTGCTCGATGGTGCCCAGGTCGGTGCCGCTGTCGGTCAACTGGCGCACCACGGTGTCCCACGCCTGCTGCGCGCGATTGCGGCTCAGACCGCTGGCCAGGCTCTGCGCGCCGTCCTGAGCGAGTTGGCCGGTGAGGCCCTCGCCGAGGTTCGACGGCAGCATCTCGCCGTGCTGCTGCAGCGCATCGAGCACCTCCCGGCTGACCGCGCCGCTGAGCTCGCGTCCCTGGGCGCCGGCCTCGCGCTCGAAGACGCTGTCCAGCGCGCTCGCGGCACGCTCGCCGCGGCCGCCGCCAATCGCCTCGAGGGCGCGGCCGATGGGCTCGATGACGTCCGGGATGTCCATGCGCGGGTCGTTGCCGAAGTGCGGGTCGACGATGCCCAGGCCGCCCGGTCCGAGGCTGGGACGCGGCAGGTTGGCGAGCTGGTTGCCGCGATCCATGGCTTCCTGCAGCGCCTCCCACACGGACATGCCTTTCAGCTTGTTCCAGTCGGGCGGCAGCAGGTCCGGCACGCCCACGACGTCGCCCAGCTTCGCGCCGCCCGGCAGCGTTTGCAGCTGTTCGATCATGCGCCGCGCGCGCGTGCCGACGTCTTCCGGGGGCTGCAGGGTCAGGTTGCCCAGGTCGCCGGCCTGCGGGCTGAACTGGTCCTGCTGGCTGAGATCCTCCTCGCGCCGCCGGTTGCCACCCGGTGGGCCGCCGGGTGGTCCGAAGCCGGCCTGGCCGAGGGCGTTGCTGATGGCCTGGCCGATGGTGTTGCCGAGCGCCTCGAGCGGGTTGCGGCTGGCGGCCGTGTCGAAGAGCGACAGGTATGCCGGACGCTGGCCGACGTCGGGTGGCGGCGCGGTCGCGGACTGCACGGCCTGATCGAGCTGCTGCACGCGCGGATCCGGGCTGGCGCCGAACTGAGTCATCGCCTGGCGCGGGAGCGGTGGTGCCGCGGGCGAAGGCTTGCCGCTCAGCGCCGCGCTCAGCGTCTGGCGCGTCTGATTGAGCTGGTCGCTGATCGGCGCGGCGGTCGACACGGCCGGCGCCTGCGGGTTGTCGGCCAGCAGCGCGCCCTGGATGGTGCCCATGCGCGCCTCCATCTGGGCCGGCGTCATCCACTCCGCGCCGCCCTTCAGGTCCAGGCCGGACTGCCCGACGTGGAAGGCGCCCGTCTGCGGGTTGTAGCCGTCGGCGTAGAAGTAGTGGCCGGGCGTGCTGATGGTCACCGGGTTGCCGGTCTGCGCCTCGTGGGCCATGGCCGGGATGTCCGCGCCGATCAGCCGCGTAGGCACGCCCAACTGCTGCAGCAGCTTCTGCTCGGAGTCGATGCCGGCCATGCCCTGGCCCGGCGTCCAGCCGACTTTGGCGGCCAGGTCAGTCGCCTCGCGCAGGGTGGGGTTGCGGCCATACGCCTGCGCGAAGCGCACCGCGGCGGCCGGCCCGCACGCGGCGTACGCCTCGTCGCTCGACAGCGTCTTGTCGCCGAACTGCGAGGTGGTCATCGCCGTCGGCCTGGGCTGCGCCGTCGTCGACGCCGGTGGCGCCGTGCCGGGTGCCGCGGACGTCTGCTGGTTCGGACGACTGTCGCCCAGGATGCGCGCGACGTACGTCTTCGACTCGCCGTACGGCTGGCCGCTGTCCCAGGCCGCCACGGCACCGCTGCCGCCGTTGTAGGCGATGAGCGCCTTCTGCCAGTCGCCGCCGTACTGGTCGAGCAGTGTGCGATCCAGGTTGGCGGCATAGTCCAGCGCGGCGTGCGGATCCCACGGATCGACGCCGGGGTGGTACTGCGGCACGATCTGGGCGACGCCCTGCGCGCCGGCCGCCGAACCGGCCCTGGGGTTGAAACCGGACTCCTGCTGGATCTGCGCCGCGAACAGCTCCGGGTTGATGCCGGCCTTCAGCGCCGCCTGGCGCGCGTAGTTCTGCAGCTCGCCCGGCGGCGCGGCGTTCAGCGCCTGCATGGCCGGCGCGTTCGGGTCGTACTGCACCGACGTGGCGCCAGTGGACGGCGGGGCGCCGGTGGTCGTGGTCGTCGTGGTGGTGGTCGTGGTCGTCGGCGCGAACGGACCGGTGGCCTCGCCGCCGAACGGGCTCTGCGTGGTCGTGCTGGTGGTCGCCGGCGGGGCGTACACCGACGGCGGCGGCAGCGTGACCTGCTGGCCGCCGGGCACCTGCGGCACGCTGGGTGCCACAGGCACGGGCGCTCCCTGCACGGGCGCCGCCACCACCGGAGATGGCGAGGGCGATGGAGGCAACCCGACCGGCGGCGGGCCTGGCGGGGCACCAGGCAGAGGCGGCAGCGCCGGCGGCGGCACCGCCACCGGAGCGGGCGATGGGGCCGGCGACGGGGCGGGCGCCGGCGCCGGCGGCGGCAGCGTTGGCCGCGGGACGGGTTGCGGGGGGGCCGGGATCGGCGGCGGCGCCTGGGGCGTCGGAATGGTCAGCGCGCCGAGCGAGTTGATCTGCGCGCTCGAGTTGTTGAGAAAGCCCAGGCCCGGCTGCAGCGGCAGGCTGCCGATGCTGTTGATCTGGTCGCTGGTCTGTTTGAACCAGCGGTCCGCCGAGAAGTCGTTCCAGCTGTCCTGCGGAACGTCGGGCAGCTGCGGACGGCTCACTGCAGTCGGAAGCTACCGCTCGACGGCGCCGCGGTGGCGTACTTCGGCAGGCTCTGGTTGAACAGCGCCTTGGCGTCGTCTTGCGAATAGCCCTGCGATTCCCACACGCCGAGCAGCATCTGCTGCTGCGACGGCGTGAGGGCGTTCCACGTCTGGGGCGCCATCTGATTGGGCGCCACCAGCGTGTTCTGCATCTGGCTCAACTGGTCCTGGCCGCTGGGCTGGCCGGCCGTCTGGGCGCCGGTGAGCTGGTTGTAGAAGGTGTTCAGGTTGGCGGCCTGGGGCTGCACGCCGGTGGTCGCGCCACCGCCGGGGATGTACTGCCCGGCCGCGGCTCTGACCAGGTCCTGCGTGCCCTGCGGCGTGGCGCCGAGCACCTTCTGGTACTGCGCCCAGTCGGCCGGCCCGCGCAGTCTGGAGAGCAGATCCATGTAGTTCTGGGCGGCGGTCTGCTGCGCGGTCCACTGCGCGCGCGACTCTTCCTGCGCGCGCAGCCACTGGGTGTAGGCCTGCTCGTTGGCGGCGAGCGTCTGCTGACCGGCGGTCGGCGCGGCGTAGCTGCCGTACAGCGTCTGCATGGCGAGCGTGGGCGCCTGCTGGTTCTGGGGCTGGTAGCCGGCCTGCATCAGGGCCTGATTGGTGCCCTGCGCCCACGCCTGGGCGGCCTTCGTCGGGTCGTTCTGGTTGTACTGCAGCCAGAACTGCTGCTGGTCGCCGGGCAGGCTGGCGAAGGTCTGGCCGTTCATCGCCTGGCCGCGCGCGTTGTAGGCGGCCATGGTCTGGTTCGGATCCGTGAACAGGCCGGTCAGCTCGCCGGCCTGCTGCGCCTGATTGAACTGCTGCTGCTGATACTGCATCGTCGGCGTCTGCGCGCCGGTGGGCGGCCCCATGCTCAGCCGCTGCAGCGTGTTCCAGTCGACCGGCTGGGCCGAGCTGATGAGCGCCTGGGCATTCGTGCCGCGCTGCGCGGCCGTCTGCGCCAGCGCCTCGGTGGTGACCATCTGCACCGAGCCGTCGGCATTGACGATGCCGTACGCCGGACCCATGCCCGGCTGGGTCGACGGCGCGGTGAGCACCGTGCCCGGCGTGTACTGGCTGGCCACCGGCTGGGCGAACTGGCCAGTCACGCCCGAGATGGCGATCTGATTGGCCAACTGCTCGTTGGTCAGCGTCTGGCCCTGCGCGATCTGGCCCATGCTGGGCGTGCCGGCCGGCGGCTGGGTCGGCCCGCCGGCGCCCCACGTCAGCCAGTTGCCGCCGGGCGCGTAGCCGAACGAGCTCGCGTAGCCCATCGCCTGCCCGAGCGCCGCCTGCGCCTTGCGGAAGGCCAGGTCATCGGCGTCGCCCTGCAGCTTGGCCTGGGAATACGCGAGTTGCGCGGCGTTGTTGGCCGCGGTCATCGACGTGGCGTACAGAGTTGGATCGACGGTACCGACAGCCATCAGGTGTTCCTCCTACGCACCGGGCGCGACCACCGGCGTGATGTTGGGCATCGGCGCGGTCTGCGCGCCGCGCGGCAGGAACGGCGCCGGCACCGGCGACGGCGGTGCTGGGGGAACCACCTGCGTCGCCGGCCCGCCTGTCGTGCCGGGCGGGCTCGGAAGACGAAGATCCGGGTACGCCTTGAGCACGGCCTTGTAGACCTGCGTGAAACCCTCCGGGCCGAGCCGCGCGATCTGCTGCGCGCGGCCCTGGGTGTTGGGCGTGCCGTCCGCGTTGAACAACTGCGCGCGGTAGTACTGCAGCTTCTGCTCTTCGCTGAGCTGCGCCGCGAACGGCGCGCTGCCCTGCGGCGCCATGGCCGCGGCGATGCGCGTCGACTCCTGGTCGAGCCAGATCGCCAGGTCGTTGGCGACGGCATCCAGCAAATTCTGAGCGGCCACTAGCGGCCTCCGCCAGGCGCCAGCGGCAGGCTGTTGGGCGGCGGCATGGGCACCACGGGCGTGCCCGGAATGCCCCCGGGCGGCATACCCGGTCCGGGGCCTGGCGGCGGGGGCGCGAACGGCAGGCCGCGGCCGGGCATGGGCACCGGATTGGCGGGCATGCCGCCCATGGCTCCGCTGGGGGGCGTGCCCGGCGTGCCCGGCACACCCGTCGGCGGTCCCGCGGGCGGACCGCCGGGGGGCATGCCCGACAACTCGGCCAGGCTGGGCGCGCCGGTGGCCTGCATGCGCTTGGCCTGGATGGTGCCCAGCTTCTGAAAGACGGCGTCCTTCAACTGCTGCTGGATCTCGGGCGACTGCTTCAGGTCGTGCAGCAGCCACGACTGCTCGACCTCGTCGGGATTGCCGCCGGCCTCGGTCACGGCGTCCTCGTAGGTGATCAGTTTGAGCTGCATCTTCTCGCCGATGGAGCGGATCTGGATGATCTCGTTGCTGGGCGTGCTGGGACTGAGCTTGACGGTATAGCGGTGAACCCCGTCCAGGTCGTCCGGTCCGATGCGCAGCCAGGTGCCCTTGATCTGGCCGGCGCCGCGCTTGCCGGGGCGTCCCTCCTGCTCGCCCCAGGCGTACACCGTCTCGCCGATGCGGTGCTCGATGAGCCACGACTCGAAGCCGCAGCGCTCGGCGAGGGCCACCTCGGCGTTGCTGACGATGGGGTTGAACGCCAGACCCGCGAGGTAGGCGGCCTGATTCAGCGCGTAGCCGGACTGGTCCGCGCCGACTGCGCCGGAAAACGCCGCGGGCATGGCGCGTTCGACCAACTGTTGGATGTTCTGCAGCAGCTTGCTGGCGTCGGCGCCGCTCTGGGGCTGGTCGACCGGCGTGACGTCGAAGGGGTATAGCTTGCCCGGCTCGAGGCGGTCCTGGGCGGCCTGCTCGCGGCCGTCGACGCCGAACGGCAGACCGGGGATGGCGTTCGGGTTCTGGGTCTGCTTCCACGTCGGAAAGCCGGTCAGGTACGCTGCGTTGCCCTGCACCGTGAGCAGGCTGTCGATCAGACGGAACAACTGCAGGTAGCCGAACAGCACGCTCAGCCCGGCGTGTTCGGGCAGGCGGCTGGCGGTGGTGATGCCCAGCGCGTGGAAGTACGGCCCCCGCAGCGTGTGCAGGTTGGGGTCGCCGTAGCCGTGCGGCGTGACCTTGCACAGCGTGGCGCGGTCCAGGCCGCGAGCGATCTGGTTGGGTCCCTGCAGGCAGATGACCTGCACGTGCTCGTCCCAGGCCTCGATGCAGCGCAGGTTGGTCGAGCCGGCGCTCCTCATGACGCGCGCCCACTCGGGCCTGGCCAACTGGGCGGCGAGCGGATCGAGCGCCTCGGGGTACGTCCTGACGTTGCCGCTCGCGTCAAGCCCGGCGTGGAAGCGCTCGAGGGCCTCCAGGTAGGGCACGTCCTTGATCTCGACGATGGCCGTGTAGCCATTTTCGTTCTGCGTGTAATAGAAGGTCTCGGGCGGCACGTCGGTGGTGGCGATGGGATACGGCAGGCTGAGCTTCAAGTTTTCGGTGTGCGTGTCGTAGGCCAGGTCCTGGGCGTGCTGGTCGAGGCCGTCGTGCTGCAGTTGGTCGGCGTAGCTGGTGGCGTCCTCGGCGTACGTGTTCCACACCGCGGCGGCGCGCTCGCACGTCTTGAGGATGCCCTCGCCCTTGACCGCCAGGCTCCACATGAACAGCCGCGCCAGTTGACGCCGCGACTCCTGTTCCTGGCGTTGCCAGGCGGCTTCGAAGAAGCGCTCGCGGCGCGTCGAGTTCTCCTGGTACACGTCGCCGAAGCCCATCGGTCGGAAGCCGACCGTGGGCGCGTTGACGCTGAGCGCGGCGGCCACGTTCTGGGCGATGTGCAGCGCCAGGGGCGCCCTGACCTCGATGGCCGTCTTGCGGTACGCCTCGGGGATCTCGATCGGAAAGTTCGAAAACAGCGTGCTATCGATGTCGGCGTACAGCACGTCGCGATCGTGGAAGTCGCGCTGCAACTGCTGGGCGAGCTCGGTCGTCAGCCGCTGCATGGTCTCTTCGGAGGTGGGCATTCAGGCGTGCCTCCACGTCGGGTGGTGCTCGAAGCGACAGCAGCCGACGAAGCTGCGCCAGAACAGCGCCGAACGCGGGGCGTACCACCAGCGTCGAGCGCGGTAGAAGCGCGGCCTCATCCGAACCTCAACTGCAGCGGCTGGGTCGGCCTGGGCGGCTGCGCCTCGGCGGCCAGCCCGTACCTGAGGGCATCGACGGCGTGGTCCTCGGTCTTCTGACCGTGCAGGCTGTCGGCCACATCCTCGGGATCGAGCGGGTCGACGACCATGCTGGGCAGCGTGCGCGCCAGGTTCGGCGCCGCGCCGCGCAGCACCTGCAGTCTGGGCGGCTCCGCGTCGTGCGCGAGGGCGCGTCTGACGATGGCCCAGCCCTGCTTGCGGCTGTTCATGCCCGGCACGAGCGGCCGCACGCCGTGGCTCCAGTACACCGCGGCGATGCTGGGCCGCTGCTGCTCGGTGCGCAGGTTGAACATGCTGGGGTCCAGAATGCGCAATTGCAGCCGCTCGTTGACGCTGAGCTCGACGATACGTCGAGCCTGCTGCTCGTCGCGCAGTCCGGCACCGTACGCTTCGCGATACACGAAAATCTTTCTGGACTCCGGTTCGCGCGCGAACCACAAACAACAGAACGGCACGGCGAAGCCGTAGTCCACCGCTATCCAGCGCGGCCACTCCGCTGGAATATCAAACGCCGGACAGATGTGCAGCGCCGGATCCCAGTCGGTGAAATACATGCCCTCCGCGGCAACCCACTGCCCCAAGCGGAGGCGCTGGTACAGATACCCTTCCAACGAATCCAGTCCGGCAATGTAGTTGCGTCCGAAGTCCGTCCAGCCGGCAGCGGAGTTCCACAGCATCGGATTGTCCTCGTGCCTGGACTCCAGCAGCGTGCAGTCGCCATGATTGCAGCGCTGTTTGAGCCAGTGATCCGGTGGACCCGGATTACAGTCGGCGATCAACTGCTGATAACTGATGACATTGTTGCGGAGTCCGCGCAGCAGCATGCCCCAGTCGTCTTCCTCCAGCTCGGTGGCTTCCTGGACGTAGACCACGTCGAACTCGGTGGAGCCGATCTTCTCCGGATCGTCCAGACCGGCGACCATGATCCTGGCACCGGATGGATATCTGTACTCCTGATCGCCCTCGTGGAACCTGACCTGGTTGGGCCGCGGCAGCACCTTGTTCTCGAGCGTGGCCATGGCACTCTGGGTCAGCGACTTGCGGGTCTTCCTGACGATCGCGGCGCGGATGGGCGCCTGCATGGCGATCAGGTTGAGCTTTTCCAGACACGCGCGACTCTTGCCGGTACCGGCCGGACCGGCGAGCAGCACCTCTCTGGCCTTACTCTTGAACAGCTCGAGCGCCGCGCCGTGCGGCTGATAGGGCGCCTCCTCCGGTTTCGCCTCGGTGCCCGGCTCGACCGTGGCCGGACTAGCGGTACTGCCAAGCTTGCCGCTGGGCGGCACTAGACCGGCTCCGTCTCGGATTGTTCGTCCAGACGGTCCGCGAGCAATTCCAGCGAACGCCAGTCCTCGAGCAGATGCCGCCCCCACGCCTGGTCAGCTGCCCGACTGCTGCGCTGCAACTCAAGCCCCACCCCGTGCAACAGCATCAACAACTCATGGAAATGTTTCACGCCCACTGTTTCACGGCCGAGCATACACCGAGATTCCGAATTGTGATGCCGGCAGGCTTGCAGTCTGATCTCGCCGGGGCTTGACAATGAGCTTCGCGCATCCTCCCAAGAAACCGGGATATGAAGGCCCCCCCCCCTTCCTGATGCGCACGACCCAGCCGTAGTCACCCATCCCCTCCGAACAGGTGTTCTGGATTTCGGTTGGCGCACCGCGGGGTGTCCCGGATGGGGGGTCAGGTTTTCGTTTCGGATATTCCAGGGTGTACCGTTTCGGCTCCTGAGGATTCCGGGCGGGCGAACAGATCGGGGCATGTGGTGGTGCCACCCCCGCCTCCGCGTCTCCTCTTCCGGTTCGCGACGTGGAGCAGTGCACGTGAGACAGCGAACTACGCTTGCTTGCACAAACGTAGTGACCAACAACCGGAGGAGCGCGCTACAACACGGATGCCGGATCTACTCCGGCAATAGTTTTGACGACCTGAGAGACCGCAACATCCACTTTCTCTCTGTAGAGGTCCGGTCGTCTGGCGCGGAGTAAGAGCATCATTAATTGGTCGGAGTACTCAATCTTACGATCCGTTCCGACTGGCTCTCCGTGCCAGTAACTCGTACGCTCGTACGGAGTACCCTCGGTTGCACGTCGCCAGGCTTCACGTTCCAAGCGTTCTGTTGCAGCGGACTCCGCCCGGTGAAATGCAGCACTGAATTCCGGATCATGTTCTTGCCAGTAATAAATGTTCTGGCGTGCTACTTTCGCCATTTCGCACGCGTACGAAATGTTGGCCCATTGCGCATAGCACTCAAGGAACGCGTGCTTAGCCTGTACTGACTGTGCAGCCGTAGACCGGACGTGACCTCGGGGGAGACCTTTTCGTGACTTACGCTCGGCCGGCAGCTGGTCGCTCACGGTGAGCGCCATTCTACGCAACCGCGGCTCAACGCCGGAAACACTTGCACGCTACCTATCCATTGGATATAGTGCCTGGCATGGCACCCACACACACAGCGCTGAGCGCTGAAGACATGGCGATCGTTGTCGCCACGGACATTCTGGCTGGCAAGGCTGGCTATCGACAGTTTGGCTTCGTCGAGCTTTTGACCCCGGACGGGTACAATCCGAAGACGAAGAAGGGTCGCGCGCGAGGCTATTCGACGGCGATTCTGCACTTTGCGCCGGCTGAGCTGTCGGGCTACAACGTGTGTCAGTATGCGACTGCCGGTTGCAAAGCCGCGTGCTTGAACACGGCAGGTCACGGCGGGATCGCGCTTGACGCTGCCGGGCTCAACGATATTCAACGTGCGAGGATTGCCCGCACACGTCTGTTCTTTCTCAATCGCCGGCTGTTCAACATCTTGCTCGTTCGCGCGATTGAGACGCACATCCGGCGAGCACGTCGGAACGGTCTGATTCCGGTCGTACGCCTGAATGGCACGTCGGATCTACCGTGGGAGACGCTGCGCCTCAACGATGGCCGGACCGTGCTGGAGACCTTCCCGGACATCATGTTCTACGACTACACGAAGCACGCCGGGCGGGCGATCGCCAATGCCGCCGGTGCACATCCGGCCAACTATTCGCTGACGTTCTCGCGTGCAGAATCGAACCATGCCGACGTAGAGCGCGTACTGTCGGCCGGCGGGAATGTCGCGGCTGTCTTTGCGGTCAAGCCTCACCAACTGCCGGTGTTGTATCAGGGTCTGACGGTCGTCGACGGCGACAACGATGACCTTCGCTTCCTTGACCCGGCCGGCGTCATCGTAGGTTTGGCTGCCAAGGGTCGCGGCAAGCGCGACACGTCCGGTTTCGTCATCAATCTCGAGGATGCCCGGGCTATCGTTGAGGCACACAACCTCACCGTGCCGGCAGGGGTACGGTGATGACTATCACCGCGTTGAGCCCCGGCACTGTGCGCGAACTCGAGCGCGACATCCGTCGCCAGATACTGGCCATCGATAACGAACCTATCGAAAACGCACTGTTCAGCATGCTGGCGCTCATCGTTGACCTGCGCCAGAAGATCGAAGGCACCCAGCCATGACCAGCATTGAGTTACCCGCGTACATCGATCCGGCCGTGCTGCGGCCGGGTCAGACCGTGCAGTGCATCCTCGATGGCTCAGAGACCATGCTGACCGTGCTCCGCGTCGAGCCGGCACTCATCTGCAGCAAACCGGACGGCAGCGGCGTCATGGTCCTGGCGCACACCGTCATCCCCGTCGACACGCAGCCATGACCGCCCCGCCAGCCGGACCGGGCGGTGAACATTCCCGCCGCGGCGGGCAGCCATGACCATGCTGCCCACCACGCCCGAGGAGACGCGCGCCGACCTGCGCCGCTGGCGCATGCTGCAAGGCCTGTCCCAGGCCAGACTGGCCGGCTATCTCGGCGTCACGTGGCTCACCGTCCAGCGCTGGGAAAGCGGCACGCGCGCTATGCCAGCGTTCCTGTGGCTGGCCCTGCGCGAACTCGAGCGTCAGCTCAGCGAACCACCTTTTTCTGACAGCGCTGCCGAGCCCGAGCGCCCGGCGGCCGCGTTCTCCATCCTCTGAGGCACCCGAACATGAGCCCCCTCGACATTCTGAACTGGCTAATGATCCTTCCGTCGCTGATCCTGAGCTCCACCTGGCTGCTCGTCGTCGCGCTGTTCGTCGGCGTCACCCTCTACGCCGTGGTGCGCCACCTCGTCTGGCCGGCACTGTGCGACTTCGGCAACTGGCTCGGACGGCCATAGCGTCACACGCTCACTGGCACTCGAAGCGGCCGGACGCGCACGTGCCCTGAAATCGCTCTAGCACGCGCGTAGGGCCGCGGTCCGCGGCTCGACCACCTCTGAGACCGTCCCTCCTGGAGGACGCCTGCGGCGCGGCTCCCACACCTCGCGCATCAACTGCGAACGCCGCTCGCGCGCCTGGTCGCGCTCCGCGTTGATCTCGCCCACGCGCATCCACCTGCGGCGCGCAGCCGCTTCGGCGGCCCACGCCTCGAGACGCACCATGTCGCGGCCGAGCTGCCGAATCTCGGCGTACACCAGCTCAAACTGCGTCGTCATCGTCGTGCGCGACGAAGTAGCGGAACTTGTTGCCGCGGCCGCCGCTGCCCGTGCGTCGGATGCGACCACTCGCGCGTAAGACCTTGAGCGCGGTGTACAGCTCCGTCCGATGCAGCGTCGTCTCTTCGATCAGTTCGTCCGCCGTGAGCCCCTCATCCGTGGCGCCAAGCGCTGCCAGGATGGCCTCCTCGGCCTGTCCGGCCAGCACGCGCTCCTCGCTGCCCAGCACCACGTAGCGCATGCCTTGCAGCTCGATGACCGTGCGCTGTGGCGTCTCGTCGAAACGCGACAGCGCGTGCAGGTGGCGCGCCGTCGGTCGCAATTCCTGACCCGCTCGACGCAAGGACAGAATGATGTCCACCGCGCCGGCGAACGCGCTCGAGCCGCGCCCCGAATCACCCACCTCCCCACCACTCTTGCGCTCGTGGCGATTGAAGACGACCGCGATGCCGTCACGCGCGATCGCCGCCTGCAACGGCTGCATCGACGCCAGCGCGTCGCCCGAGTTGTTCTCCGAGTCGCCCCGCAGACCAACGAACTGACCCAGCGTGTCGACCGCCAGCAGCCGCGCACCAATCTCCTGGCACTTCGCGGCCGCCAGGTCGACCACGTGGTCCCACTTCTGATCGCGGACCTTGTGCCAGAACAGAATGTGCAGGTCGTCGTGCGCCTCCAGGCCCGCCCGGAACAGCGCTTGCTGCAGCGACCGCGGGTTCTGCTCGCTCAACAGCACCACCGGCGTCTGCAGCGTGTCCTGGCCCATGAACGCTTCCCCGTCCAGCACACAGCGGATCAGCGCCAGCAGCCACGTCGTCTTGCCCGCCTGTTTGACCTTGCCGTCGACCTCCGTCAACCCACCCTCGGCAATCCACGGACGGACGATCCAGGCCACCCGCGGGAGCGCTTGCTCGGCCACCTGACGGGCAGTCTCAAACAGCTCAAAAGAACTTGTATCTTGTATTTCCCTTAAGGGGACCGGTACAGAGACAGGTTTTTTTGAGCCCATCCGGGGACCCTCGAGACGCGCGCGCCAGGCAGGCGTGTCGGGCAGCGAATCGGGTGTCCAGGGGGCCGCCGCGCCATGCTCGAGCCCGTCGCGCAGCGTCTTCTCGGCCGCCCCGCCGGGGTCGCTCAGCAGCCCGTTGGCCTCGCACGCGGCCAGCAGCACCTCGTACGCCTCGCGCTCGCTGAGCAGCCCCGTGGCGATCAGCCCACCCGCGGCGCGCGCCTTGGCCAGCAGCGCGTTGTGGCGGCCCGAGGCGGGCGGCATGCCGGCCAGGTCGCGATACCACTTGCTCAAGAACGAGCGCGCGCGCCGCTCGAGCTCTGTCCGCGCCGCGGTATCGGTCACCAGTCGTTCGAACGAGACGCCACCGATGGGGTCCGCCACCGCCGGCAGCGTCGTCCAGTCCAGTGGCGGCGCGTCGTCGAAGCGTTCGGCAAACGCGTACGGCTGATTGGTGACCGAACAGCCCGGCGCGTAGAACATCCTCGAGCAATCCTTGGTGCTCGGATCGATGTGCGCGTGGAACACGTGCGCGTTGAAGCGACGCCACACCTCGTCGTACTGCGCGGCCGGAATCGGTCGCAGCAACGGCACGATCACACGCAAGTGCGGCACCTCGGGCGTGTGCGACCAGGTCGAGACGATGACGTGCGCCGCCTGCGTGCGCAGCCAGAAGCGCAGCGTCTCGACCGGCGTGCCGTCGTCGATGTCGGCCACCAGCAGACTGATCGACTCGACACCCTCGCGTCCACGCGTGGCGCCCGCGCGATACAGCGTCGGCGACCAGAGCCAGGCGGCGTGTTTGGAGGCGTACACGCGGTGTGTAGACAGCCCGGTCGCGAGCTCGTCCCACGTCAGCTCGTAGTGTTGCGGCTCGATCGCGTGCCGAGATTCAAAAACCGCCGTGACATACCGCGTGTGCGCAATGGTTGTGTCGACCACGGCTACCCGTCCACCTCGACGTCACAAGAACGGGCTCCCGTGGATCAAACGGGAGCACCTGGCTAGTTAGAAGGGCACGTCGTCGTCGTCCTCCTGCGCTGCCACAGCCGCGGGCTGCTGCTGGCGTGCGGGCTGACCCTGCGCCGTGAATTGCTGGGCCGGTCGCGCCGCGGCGGCGCCCATCTGGGGACCCACCTCCGCGTCCCACGGCAGGTCAGACGCCTTCTCTTGCGCCAGGACCTGCTGCAGACGCGCCTTGTCGGAGGCGGACAGCGGCAGCGTCTGGGTGATGCCCAGGCCTTCCTGGCCATTGCTGCGCGTGTAGCTGCCGATGACCACCAGGCACGACTTGCCGTACAGCTTCGTCGGCATGTGGTCGGGGTCGGCCGCCAGCAGCTTGGCCACCTCCGCATCGGACACCGCCCGTCCGGCGAGCGCTTCCATGATCGGCCGCGCCAGCGATCCCTGGCCCGTCGCGTCCGACGTGAAGCGCCACTGCAGATACGGCGTGCCGTCGTCCTGCAGGATCTTGTGCAGGTTGGCGTGCTCGCGCAGCTCGAACTTCCAGACGATCGACATCTCCTGTTTGACCGTGCCGTCCTTGTTGTAGTGCGGCGTGCCGGTGTACTCGCGCGACTCCACCTCGACGAGCGTGCCGATGTACATCTCGTTGACTCGAATCTCGCTCGGGATGGCCAGGCCACCACCGGCGCTCGGATCTCGCATGGGCATAGTGACTCGATGCTCTCTACGGCTCTGCGACCGCGGCCTGAACGACGGATAACCCTTTCATCCGTATTTCCCGAATGCTTCGGCTTCGCTCAACTCTTCGGACAGGGCCTCGTAGCAGCGCAGGCACAGGATGACCCACTGCAGACCCTCGCGACACGAGGCGTCGATACAGCCGTGGTCCATGCGTTTATTGCAGGCCTTGCAACGGTGGTAGTGCGGCGCTACGGCCATGGGGAATTCAGCCTTTCAGACGGTAGGGCCGGAGAGGCCTCCAGGACGCGCTGCACAGCCAGCACGTGCGAACACGGCTGATGCACGCCCGCGTGACCGATACGCACGCTGGCGAGCCCGTGGAAGCGGTAATCGGGACAGCTACACGCCTGCCCGTCGCACACGTAGAAGCGATGGGGCTCGGACAGCGAGGCGATGCCGAAGGCCCGCGTGCCCTGCCGTCGCAACGTGACGTGCAGCCACTGGGCACGACGCGCGTAATGCACGTCGGCGCGCTGCTCGCGCGTCAGCTTGCTCACCGATGACTGGCAACTGGCCGTCGCGTGAGGACTCGGTCACGAGCCGCATAGCCGGCCAGAAATGGTTCAAGACAATCACGATGGGCGCCGCGCGTCTCGACACGTTCCATCCACCAGTCGAGATATGCCCGCTGGACTTGGTCCGGTTGTTGGCAAAACAAAGCCCACAGATCGGGACTGTTCTTGAGTCCAGCTAATGGATCACTCACGTCAAACTCCCTCTCGGCCTGTGCAGCGGGCCGTCTTTGCGAAAGATCATGAAGGTGGAGCCGTTGTTGTAGGCGCTCATCTGTGCGCCCCACTTCGGATCTATCAGTGCCCCTGAACGAACTTGATGGACCACGTCATAGGGCTCGAGTCCGTCCAACGCGGCACGCACCCAATCAGATTCCAACTGATAGCGCTGCGAATGGACATGATCCGTCACCTTAATCACGATGCCCAAACGGGCCACACGCCACGCTTCGCGCACACCACGCTGAATGGCATCAGCGAGTTGAGCATCTGGATAGGTCCCGAAGCGTTCAGCCATGATTGAGCCGGAACTCAAATCAGCCAAGTGGGGTGGATCGGCGAGCACTACATCGCATACTGCGTCGGCATATGGAAGACCCGTAAAGTCCACCACTCCGTGCGGAGCCCGTGTCGGATCAAGGTCATGCGCAGTGACTTCAACATGCGCCGAGCCATCCCAAAAATTACCGGATCCATATGTGACGTCGAGTGCTGTCTTCGCATCAGGAAAGAAGACGCGCAGAATGAGCGAGACGATCGTCGCCGTCGGCAAGTCTTGCGAAAATCGCAACAATGGCGTTTCGCGCATCGGCCGCGAGTCGGGTTCTGGTACCGGCCGAGCATGGCGCTCGACGACTTCAGCAACATGTGCGGCGGTGATCTGACCATTGGGGGCTGTCTCAATTGCTTCACGCCATACCTCCGGGATCAGTTCTGGATCAGTACGCAGCAACGGAACAAGTTCGCGAGCCTGACTCTCAGTGAAGGTGTTGTCTCCAATTGGAGACAACACCTGGGCAATCTGTGCGGCGTCCATCAAGCGATACGCTTGAGGGCGACTAATCTGCCACCGCTCACGGCAGTACGCCTCGAAACTCACATAGCCAGCATGCTGGTAGCCGTGACCATCACGAATGGCGATGAGCGCCTGACCAACCTCGACAAATGTCTGCAGGCCCGCAGCGATGACTCTTTCGGCAACCGCGAATTCGGCAGCCGGCATGATTTGCACAATGTCGGTCATACAGACGCAATCTCCGGATGCGCGATCAGGTTCAGGAGCTGCTCACGATCGCGCGGACGCGCGTGGATCCAGCGCTGGCCGCAGGCCTGCAGCATGGCGCCCACGCGCTTCTGTTCGGGGTCGAGCTGGCCGCGCTCGCGTTTCAATTCGATGTACAGCATGTGCGGCGGCTTGATGGCCCAGATGTCGGGCACACCTCTGGCGATGCCGCGGTAGATCTTGGTGTGGCAGGTCGGACACACGACGACGTTGCTCGGCACGTGCATCCACCAGTAGCCGAAGAAGTCGAGCGCTTCCTCGACCTGGCGCTGCCACTGCTTTTCGGTCAGCGCGCCGTCGACGAGCTGGCGAAAGAGCGCGGGCTGCGACAGCTTGCGTGTCATAGCACTCGACGGATGCCTTCCACGATCAGCCACACCAGACCGACCAGGCACGTGACCGCCAACACGCCGCTAAGCACTAGGCCGGTCATGATCATCAGCCACAACAGCCAGTCCTTGACGGTCGGTCGCGTGGCCGCGAACTGAGAGCGCTGGTAGCGCCTGCCGTTGATCATGATCACCCCGTTGGGGTGATGCACCACACGCGGCATCAGTTGCACCCGCCTAGGAGCATCCGGACACCGTCCACTGGGCGCGCTTGCCCGGCAGCGTCAGCACGTACGCCATCACACGCCGCACGTCGGCCAGCACGTGCAGATTCAGCGGCCCACTGTAGCCCGTCGCCGCCCGATACAGCGCCACGTCCGTCGCCCACGTTGGACCCATGTATTGCCCAGGTCCCTGGGCGCCCGACCCGCGCGCGTTCGGAACATCGAGACCGCCCGATTCGCGCGCGATGATGCAGTCGGCGCGCGCCAACGCGCCAATGATGGGCGGCGGCAATGCTGATGGTGGTGCGCTCGCGGCGTGCTCGAGCTCGCCCACGCCGCGCAGGTAGACCCACGGATCCAATCCGGTACTGGCCACCGCGCCGGCCAGATCCTGGGGGTCGACGCCAGCCGCTATGGCGGCCGTCTGGATGTCGGTCTTCGGATCTTCAGCCCGCAAGCCGACAGCCGCGCCGACGAACGCCATGATGACCATGCCGGTCAGCACACCCAGGCCGTAGCGCGCCATCAACTCGTGCTCCTGGCGATGAACAGGATCACCAACGCCACGAAGATGAACACGACGAAGCCCACGCGCAGTTGCTCGTCGCTCACGCGCACCACATCCGTTGCTGGGCGTGCAGGTCATCCAACCAGCCACACAGTTGTGGCCAGCGCGGGTCCGAGGCGTATTTGCGAATCGCGCCCCACTTCAGGAATGTGCCATCCACACTGTCGACATCGGACACGTGACACGCGCGCATCCGCCGAAACGAATTGACACGCCCCACGTGGACCCACTTGCCGCGCGCCTTCGCCTCCTGACACAAACGCCAGGCCTGCTCGCTCAACTTGAAGGCGTCGCTGCCACCCACGAACAGTACGTCGATGTCGTCCCACGGTGGCGGGTAGTCCCCGATGCCATCCTGCGCGGCATAGGCCACGGGTTGCCAGCCAGCCACCTCGCTGGCGTAGCGCTCGAAATTGTGGCGTGTCGCGCATGCGTCGCGGACCACGTCAGGCACGACAGCGAAGAGTCCACGTCGCTGCTTGTGTAGCCAGGTGGCCCACGTCTCGGCTTGCCACGAGCCTGCGAAACAGCCGTTGTCGTAGGCCACCAGCATGTCCTCCGGTGGCGTCTGTCCTGTGGCCTTGGTGCTCATGAATCCCACGTCAGTCCGCCGCGACCTGAGGAGTGATGGTGTCAACGCGCCGGAGAGAAATAACACGCACCACCAGCCACATCGCGCCCATCGTCAGCCACGTACACCACGCCTTGCCGACCGTCTGGCCGAGCCACAGTTCAATCGAGCCGAGTGCCAATGCTAGGAACAACAGCGAGTCGATGAGTTGCGACGCGAGGTCGGCCACGCCCATCGCACGAATCCACCAACCCTGCTTACGCAGTCGTGTCCACACCAGCGCGTCTGCCGACTCGCTCAGAGCGAACGCTGCGCCACTGGCAAGCGGCAACGGCAGTGGGCCACCAAGTTCGACATGCGGCGAGATGACTGCACTGAGCGCTGCCCCCACGCCGATCGCCGCGAAACCCCAGCGCCGGCCACTCGTCTGCTGGACGAGGTTGCGGAAGGTGAACGCGAACCCCGCGAAATACACACCCGCTGGCGCGTACAGGCCGAAGCCCACCGGCACGATGCCGAAGGTCGCGATAGCCCAGTTGGCAGCCACGATCACCGTGACGTAGCAGGCGAACCACAACACCTTCATCACGCTGTCGGATCCCAACAGCCGAGGCAGCCGACGTTGTCGTTGCAAGCGCACGCCTCGTACTGGATGTGGTCGCAGGCGCCGTGGTCGTCGTGGTCGGGACACGGCAGCGCGTCAGCGAAGGCGCGGTGCTCGGGACACACGTGGCATTGCACCTCGGGCTCGTGGTCGAACATGACGTGGTAGAGCAGTGTCCTGACCGCCATTTAGGTCGTCCTCCGCCTCAACGATGGCGATCTCGCCCACGTGCCAGACCCAGTCGGGCGGCCCACCGTCGCACCACGCCTCCTCGCGGTCGAGACACCAGTGCCACGTCCGCACGTGCTCGCGGCACATGCGACCCAGCGGAATGTCGGGTCGCTCGCCCTCGGCCTCCGGGTGCCGACACTCCATCACCAGCAGGTGACCCACGGGCGTGTCGCAGCTGTAGAAACGGATCGGCGTGTGGGTCGCGCTCTCCATCAGCTCGTCTTCACCAGCGCGGTCGGCTTGTGCGGCTCGGGCACCAGCCCACGCGCGGACAACTCCTCGAAGGGCGCGCGGAAGGCGGTATTCCACCAGCCGCCGCGCGAGGCAAACACCTGGTGGTCATCCTTGTGGACGTACGCCCGATCACCGCTGTAGGCGATCCATTCTTCATAGACAGCAACCTCGTGCGTCATCGTGAGGCTCCTTCCTCTATCTGATGTCCAGTCGGTGCTTGCGCGAAATGTCGACGCCATCAGGCACCTCGCCGCTGGCTTTGAAGTGTTCGAGAATCGCGCGCTTGTCGACGCTGACCGTGGTCACCGTGCGCAGAAACTGCGGCGGCACGAGCATCTGCTCCAGGACCTCGACCGCCGGCGGGTTGCGCCTGATCTGCAGCGTGAACCGCAGCGTCTCGATGCGCTCGCTGCCGATGGCCTGCATGTGCCGCAGCACGTAGTCGCGCAGCCGCTGCGCGTGGCGCTCGTCCGCGTCGGCACGCTCCTTCAGCCGCTTCGACTCGGCCCGCCGCGCGTCGGCCAGACCCTCCATGTGCGTCACCAGGCCGGCGATGGCTTCAGCCTTGTGCGCGATCAGCCCCGAGATCTGGTCGAGCTCAGCCTCGAGCGCCTGCTCGTCCGCGTCAGGATCCTCGAGCAGATCGAGCAGCCGCAGATAGTCTTCGCTCAGCTCGTACAGCGTGTTGGTGCGCCGCGCCGCGGCCATGAAGGCGCGCGAGGCCTCGACAATGGCCTCCGAGGACACGGCTTCGCCAGAACCCGCCTCTGACATGGCTCAGGCAGCGACGTCGGCGGTGGTTTCGGCTTCTTGTTGAGCGAGGATCTCGCGCAGCAGGAGCGCGGCCTGGTCACCCGGCTGACGACGCTGTTCAGCGCTCAACCGGCGCAGGCGCTCGAAGCTCTCCTGGTCGAGCTTGACGTACAGAGCGCTATTCGCCATGCCGAAAATTCTTGGTCACTGACTGAACCATTGTCGATGCCGTTGATCGGACACACAGACGATCTGTCCGATTGGATGACAGTTACTCGTTCCGAATGGCGAGATGGTAGAAGCGCAGAAACCCCTCCCAGTTTTCGACGACTGTCTTGGCCAGATAGCGTCCGATGGTGCGGGCGCTGCACCCGAAATAGCGTGCCGCGTCGCCCTCGCGGGGGGGTAAATCTTCGGGCTCGAGCGCGGCCACCCACTCGCACAGGTCGATCACGCACGCAAAGGACGAGGGCCACTTGGCTATCACGCTCGGATGGCCAACCCGTCCATCGCGAAGTGCGGCCAGCAGCTGCTTGCGATCTTCAGACGACAGCGTCGCGTGCTGAATCTCGGACAAGAGACGCTCGGCGAATGTGCTCACCCACCTATCCCCTCCTTTGCTAGAACACAAGTTCTACAGCAGGACTAACCTGTGCCGCCAGCATGTCGGGCCTGCCGAACCCACCAATCCTGGCTTCTCATCGGACAGGTGTCAGAATCTTTACGCCACCCTTACAGACACGTTATCGCACATGCTCCTCAGGCACTGCTCACCGCACGCGACAGACCGCGTGAATGCCGGTAACACGGGACTATACTGCGCCTTCGATGGGGAGGACACGCCTTCCCTCGGTGGCATGCCAGGGTCGCGTACACGGTTTTCCGATCGCCAGACCTTTATCGATGATCTGGTGGCACGACTACGCGCCAATCCGGCTGCTTTCCGCCAGCAAGGCATGGCCGCCGACTACAACGTCAGCCCACGCACGCTCTCGCGCTGGCTCAACGAGTTGCGTATCGCCTGGCCGCCCATCGATCGTCAACTCTGGACCCAGATCGCCCGCGAGGCCACTGTTCACGTCGCGCGCGCCGACTTCTGGCTGATCACCTGTCGCGTGACCGCGGCCACGCTCAGCGACGCCGAAGCCAAGCTGCACGAAGAAGGCGTGTTCATCATTGAAGCCAAACGTCTCGAACCTGTTTCAACTTGGCCTGTCCGCACATCAGACAGAAGCTAGACACACACTGGACATGACGATGGTGTGTCTGGTCGTAGGCGTCGACTGCTGCAGCCTGACGTGGCCACACTCGGAGCATGCCCAGGAAGCCAGACCCGCCACCTGTCGTCGAGGTCGTTGTCGACACGTCACCTGAGGCACGCGTCGCCTACACCCAGGCGATCAAGATCCTCGTCCAGCGCATCCGCGAAAGGCAAAACGTAGAAGGCAGTTACAAGCGGACTGGTTGACAGGTGTAGTACTATCGTCAGTATGGCACCCAAACGCCGCGCCGGGCACTCTGGCCCGCCGTCTCCGCTCACCGTTCTTCGCATTCAGCAAGCCCTCGCCTACGGTCGCGTCTCGAGCGAGATGCAGCGCGACAGCGAGTCGATCAAGGTCCAGGTCACCAAACTGCTGGGCACGATCAACGTCCGTGAAAACCCCGAGCTGCCTGAACGCGATCAGCTGCACCTCCTGGGCGCGTTCTGGGACGACGGCGTCAGTGGCACACTGTCGCTCGAGCAGCGCCCAGAAGGACGCAAGCTCATGGAGCGCATCTGCCCACGCGTGTCGACCGAATGCGATGGCCGCTGCAGCCACACGGGCGAAGTCGATCAAGTCTGGATCACCAAGCTGGACCGGCTGGCGCGCAAGCTCCAGATCCTGATTGACATCGAGGCCTGGCTGCGGCGTCACAACGTGTCGCTCATCTGCATGGACCCGTCGATCGACACGCGCACCGGTACCGGGCGCCTGATCTTCACCATCCTGGCCAGCATCGCCGAGTGGGAGCGCGAGACGATCCTCGAACGCACGACCGCTGGCAAACACCACAAGGCATCGGAGGGCAAGTGGGTGGGTGGCCGCAAAACCTTTGGCCTGAAGACTGACGAGGACGGACGCCTCGTGATCGACGACACCTTCGTCGAGCGCTGTGGCGAAATGGCGTACCGCGTCGTTCAGTCGATCTTCGAGAACATCGCGCTCCACGACTCGACGACGTGGAAAGAAGCGCAGCGCACCGGGCTGACCGAGCGCCGCGTTGGCTGGATCCTCCATAACAGGCGCTACAAAGGCGAGGGGGGCATCTACGCCAAGGACGGCTCGTTCACGGCCGCCGAGAAGAACGCGCCGCCGCAGATCGTGAGTCCGGCGTTGTGGGACATGGCCCAGGACGCGCTGACGGCCAATCGCAGCAGAGCTGGTGGCCGACGTCACCGCGTGTATCTGCTGAGCGGGCTGCTGGTGTGCTGCGAGCCGTACGACTACATCTCGACGGTGGACGAGCAGGGCAGAACTCGCGAACGTCCCTCAGACAAGATCAGCGGCCAGTGCGGTCGCTCGTTTGCCGGACGCGCTGGGGTCAACAAGCCAGGTGGCCCCGAATACAGCTACTACTTCTGCACGCGCAAGCTGAAGGCGCAGGTCGAAGCCAACCGCGCAGGCTGCACGGCAAAGATGTTGCGCGCCAGCGACGTCGACAATGCGATCTGGAATCTGGTTAAGCGCTTCGTCAGCCATCCCGGCGAGGTCATCGCCGAAGCGGACTCAGGTCGCAGTGACATGCTCGCCCAGCTCAATCGAGACCTCGGCGACGTCGCCAACCAACTGAATCGCGCCGGCACCGAACGTGAAAACGTCGTGCGTTCGGTGGAAGAAGGCATGCGCGACTGGGACGGAGCCAAGGCTCGCTTCCGCGAAATCGATAGCCGGATCAAAACGTTGAAACAGCAACGCGATGCCCTCGAGATGCAGATTCGCTCGCTCAGCTATGCCGATCTGGAATCACGCAACAGCCAGGTCACGCTGGACGACATCGGCCAGGAGCTCGAGGCCATCGACCGCGATAACGATGTCGAGCTCAAAAAAGCGCTGATCAAAGCGGTCGTGAGACGTATTGAGGTCCGCACGGTGAACGACGAGCCGCGGCTATGGGCCATGATGCGCTTCGGCGGCGATGCCAGTCTCTTGCTGAAGGATCTACGGTTAGGACAAAAAGTGGAGGGCGGCCCACAACAGGTGGACGTGGTCATCGACCTCGACATCAAAGTGGCATAGGGAAGAAAGACGCATGGGAGACACGACTCGAATCTTCTGGTGTGACCACACGTGGAACGCGTGGTGGGGCTGCAACGAAGTCAGCGAAGGCTGCGACAACTGCTATGCCCGGACGTGGACGAACTATACGCGCGGGCCAGGCTACTGGGGACCACCGGGGTCGGGCGATCGACTCGTGACCGGCGAGACCAACTGGAAGGCACCGATCCGCTGGAACAAGAAAGCCGCGGACAACGACACGATCTGGACAAAAAACTGGTTACCGTCGGTGCGCGGTGGTCAGCGACGGCTCGTCTTCTGCGCATCGATGTCGGACGTCTTCGAGTTCAACCCAGCCATGGACCTCGTTCGGGAGCGGCTGTGGGGCATGATCGAGCAGACACCGTTTCTCGACTGGCTGCTGCTCACCAAGCGACCCATGAACATCAAGCGCATGCTGCCGGGTGAGTGGCTGAAACGACCGCGACCGAACGTCTGGCTGGGCACCAGCATCGAGCTCCAGAAGTGGGCCGAGCTACGCATCGAGACGCTGCTCGAGGTGCCCGCCGTCGTCCACTTCATCAGCGCTGAGCCGTTGCTTGGCTCACTCAACCTCACGCGCTGGATGCCACGCACTAACTGGGTGATCACCGGCGGAGAGAGCGGTCCGAAGCACCGTACGTTCGACATCGACTGGGTACGTGACCTCGATCGCCAATGCCAGGGTTTTGGTGTGGCGCACTTCTTCAAGCAGGTTGGCGGCATGCATCACGATGATGGTGGTTGCCTACTCGACGGATACGAAGTCAAGCAGTTCCCGCAACCTCGGTTGGCGTTGGCAGCGTAACAACGGCATACTATGAAACGCAGTGTGTTTGGGTGCCAATCCTCGCGCTGCCGCCCTCGGTCCTTCGGGCCGGGGGCTCTTTGTTGCTGAGGCCTATACTCAGCCGTAGGCCCCCAGACACGCGAAAGGCCACGCTCTCTCGGATGCGTGGCCTTTCGTATAGACCGAGATCACCTGATTGGGAGGAGATCCAGTCCATGAACAGCGTACCGCTAACACGCCAACTCCTAGCGGGAGAAGGGGCGATGTGATGGAACGGATCTGCCGCGACTGCGGACGACTCGGTAACGAAGATCCCGATGATCCCGCGCCCGCACTCTGCCCGAAGTGCTACGAAAAACGACTGAAGCGCATCACGCCGCTGTTCCAGGAGAGGGTCGAGTTGCTGGCGGCCACTGATGGCGACATCACCCTGGCCATCGCGTGGCTGGCGAAAGTTGTCGGTGTCGGCATGGACCCCGATGGTGCTTAGCTCTACCAAGATCAAATTGAACGCTTGGCTGTCGCCGTCCAGAAGCGGCGCGGGTCCAATCCTGAGCCGGTTACTTTGGCCATTGCCAGCGTGCGCGCACGACTGGATCGAACACTACTGTGGCGGCAGACCAGCGCGCGTCTGCACCATGCGGACAGTTGATGCCAACGGCAAGAGGCACGTCACCCGAGCAGAGTATCTGTGGGAACCAACCATTCTTATGCGGGCTCGATAGAGATAGAAATGGTTAGATCGACCAAACCATGCACGTCGGTTTGATCGAGTTCCCACGCCGGAGCAGCTTGCCGAACATTGCCCTGATGCGCCTATCAGCGTGGCACAAGGCGCAAGGCGATACGGTGATCTTGAACCCGCTGCCACTGGACATGCCTGACGTGGTGTACATCTCCACGCTGTTCACCTGGCAGCAGCACATGGTTCGGGCGGTCGCCAACACGTTCCACTTCTCGGACGTACAGATCGGCGGTCCTGGTGTCCTGCCGCTGCCAACTCAGCTATCCAGCGAAGTCGACGCGATGCCGAACGATTACGCTCTGTTCGACGTCGAATTCGGCATCGGCTACAGCTCGCGTGGTTGCATTCGACGGTGCGCTTTCTGTCCAGTCCCAAGAATCGAGGGGCATATTCGCGAGGAGAGCGCGATCGCCGACTTGCTCAACCCGCGATCAAATCGCCTGCTCCTGCTCGATAACAACTTCTTCGCCTCAGACTGGCGCCCAAAAGTCGCCGAGATTCGCGAGCGCGGGCTACGTGTCTCATGGCCGCAGGGACTCGACATTCGATTGATCGACGAGGATCAGGCTCATGCGCTTGGCGACCTACGTGCCCGTCGTCAGGTCTGGAATCAACGCTTCACAAAGCCAGGCCAGATCCATTTTGCCTGGGACAATCCGACGCCGGGCCGTGAAATTGAACGCGGTATCCGCCACTTGCTGAACGCCGGGTTCGGTATCAATGACCTGATCTTCTATGTGCTGATCGGCTACCCCGGCTATGAAGTCGAAGAGGAACTCTACCGACTCACCACTCTGCACCGATTAGGCATTACCCCGAAGGTGATGGTGTACCGGGCTTTCGACGATTAGGCATTACCCCGAAGGTGATGGTGTACCGGGCTTTCGACGAGCAGTCGAACCGCGATCGCGTCAGGCTCGACATTCAGCACTGGAACGATGGCTTTGTGTGGCGGAAAGTGCCCGATTTCCACGACTACGTGCCAGCGCTGGCCTCTTGATAGAGATAAGTGCCGTGAAAGCTAGCAAACTTTACGAAGTGCTGAGTGACCCGGACCCAACGTGGTGCATGGTCATTCTGATCTTGCCGGTGCTGCTTGGGGCAGCAGTCTTTTTGCACGTGTCCGGGGTTTGGTAGACAGATGTGCCGTTAGTGTGAGCCGAGAACCCCTCTACCCGCCTTGCGAATGCGAGTACGGCAGGCTTCGCCCAACTGCTCAGCGCCTGAGCCTACGCGTACTGTGGGATTGCAAAGCAGTGGAGGCTGTTGGACCGTTTCCAGAGCGCGTGTGTTTCACACGCGAGTTTCTAGAGGAGGCGTCGCCCAAGTACGTGCAGACGGGCGATGGCATCATCACGTTCACCCTCGATAACGGGTCCGCCAGTTACGGCATCGTCGGCGAAAACCTGATGCTCAACACAGTCTGCGGCGTGAAGTCGCCGGACGTTGATACAGATAACTGCCCTTAGTTCACTCAGGGTCCGGCAACTGAACAGGCACTTCTGGCCAGTCAGGCAGCACCTCGTCCGTGGGTGAGCCCATCGGCAGTACGCGCTCGGGTGCTGGCGTCTCGGTCGGCTCGCGCGCCGGCAGGATGACCACCACCACCAGCGGCGCGGCGCGATCTGGCTCCGGTGCTGGCGTACGCAGAGGTAGCTCGTGCTGGGTAGCGAGTGCCTCGGGCGTGCCGCCGCAGCGCTGCTCGTTGGTCCAACTCACGTCGCGAACTCCAGCCAGGTCGGGCACGGGTGGCGGCGCCGACAGGCAGGCCGGCGATCGCGCTCGTTCGGGGCCGGGCGGCAGCGTCGGACGGGTGCGCGTCTGCACCGATGGCACCTCCGGAGTGGGCCTGGGCGTACGCTGCTCGCGCGGCGTAGGTGTCTCGGTCACCACTATGACGGTTGGGCGCGAGACAGGCGTCTGGGTAGGTTCGGGCGTGGGCGTGTCGCGCGGCACAGCCGTGGGCGTGTCGGTCGGTTCCGTCGTCTCGGTCGGCGTCGGCTCAACGGTTGGTGTCTCGGTCGGCTCGGGCGTCTCGGTCGGGACAGGCATCTCGGTAGGCGTGGGACACACCTCGATGGTGCCGAGCGGATTGACGCACTGGGCGTGCAGCAGCATCGCCAGGCCCACGGCAAAGACCAGCATTCACTCCTCGGAATCCTGACGGCGGCGCCGGCCGCGCGTCCAGCCCTGCGGCACGCCCGTGAACCAGCTGCCCAGCACGACACCGCACACCAGCGCGATGCCTGCCCCGTACTCAGGATGCGCCAGCACCAGCAAAACGGAGGCGCCCAGCACGGTCAGCGTGACGAGCACCTGGCAGATCAGCCGCGTGACCGTGACCGACGCGGGCTCGTGCCACTCCTCAGGCGACTCGCTCATCAGGTCACGCTAGAGCGGCTTAGAGCAAGCGTGCGATCGCCAACGCCGCGATCAGACCGAAGACCACCGTGGCACTCATGGGCAGCACGCCGACCAGCCCCAGGATGGCCAGGATGAGGACCAGCAGCGCGATCAGCCAGCCGATGGTGATCGCATAGTTACCGACAGTCGTTATCTGCATAGTCTCCCCTGTTGCGCATCACGCCCGCGACTCCACCCAGATCAGACTCACTGGCCCCAGCGCATTGAATCGCTCTCGCGTCAGATTGCTCCACACTGAGTCATAACCCGGTGCCGAATTCGCCACCCAGATGTCCGCGCCGCTCACGCCCCTGATCCCCATAAAGTGGTACATCCCGATCGGGTTGATGCAGCCGGTGTTCGTCCTGGCAATGGCGTACGCCTCATCGAAGGTGACGTAGGACTGCTTGGCCACCAGGCCGTAGCTCGCCAGGCAGTCGATGACACACTGCGCGCTCATACACCCGTAGGTTGGATTCACGCAGCTGGGCACGCCCATGCGTTCACCCACGGCGTAGCGCGCGTCGTAGACATCGTCCTCTTGATGCGCCGTGTCCGTCGCCTGCAGCACCCATGTGATCGAACACACGCTGCACGTCCAGCTGTACGCCTGGGCTGGCATGAACCAGTTCGGGTCCCAGGTCACGCTTTTGGGGAGTCGGCATCCTCCGCGTATTCCGAGTCGGTGACCGGCGGGTCCGGGGTGACGGTGCCCTGCAGGTTGGGATCGAGCGCATAGAGAAAGGCCTCGACCGAACCCGCTCCAATCCAGTGGCCTTCCACGGCAGCCTTGAGCGCCTGGGTGAACAGACCCTGCTGCTGCTGCAGCTGGACGATCTGCGCGGTCTGATCGTCGGAATACTGGCTCACGTCGGTCATGCGTGATCGGGCTCCGCCAGAATTCTCTGCTTATCGTCAGACAGAAAGGCGGGATCGGTGCGCATCAGCACCTCGTACTCGGCCTGGTCGTGGAGGACCGCGACCTTGTGCGCGCTGCCCACGGCGCCGCCGGACGGGTCCATGCCGACGATCAAGCCGTTCCCAGGATCGACGTACACCACCTTGAACTGAAACTGCGTCTCGGTCATGCGAGCTGCCACCTTCCCGGCCCGTCAAGTCGGTTCACGTTCAGCCTGACGTGCGACTCGCCCAGCGTGTCGGCGTCGGTCGCATCCACCTGGCCACAGGCGCAACCTTCGCTGGTGGTTTTGTTGACGAACATCTGCTGCACTTCGACAGGTGCTGCGCCGCCCCCCACCGGATGCGTCGAGGATGCGCCGCAGCCGTCGGGGCACTGGAGCACGATGAAGTTGTGATCGTGCCCGCCTTGCATGTTGGTGGCCCACTGGACCTCGGCGGCGGGGATGGTGCCGCTGTGGCCCAGCTCGTCGTAGACCACGTCGATGGAGCCGTCGGGTAAGAAATTGACTGGTCGCACGCTCATCAGGGGTTGGCCTCCGCTACAAGTGAAGGACTCGGGGCACCTACTGGTTGAACGAACCCGAAACCAGCAGTGGTAACCGTGACATCCAATCTCATCTGGAAGCTGTTATTCGCGCCAACAATGGGCTGGCTCGCGTTGGAAACAGTCCACGTTCCGTTCTTCGTTACTGTCGGAACTACTGCTTTGATAACTCTGAATGGAATCATGGTGTAAAAGGCACCGCCCGCACCCTGATATCCAGAGAATGTGGCTACTGCGTCATTGCCAGCCAGACCTTCGTAGTACCGCAAACACCGCGCCAGGTCGTCCGCCGGGTGCAGCGGCACGTAGTTGGCGGGCTGCGAGCCGACCACCAGCATGGCGCTGTCGATGTAGACACCGCACGAGGCTGAGAAGTAGATCGCCGGAAACACACCGGTCGCAGTTGTCGGCACCGCAACCGTGACCGTCAACGTCTGCCACACGT